TTGTGGTGAGGACAAAACAGGTGTCGTAGAGACTTACCCTTTTGTTCCAATCTTAGGATACTTTGAGCCGTCGATATGGATGCCATCGCAAAGAGTTCAAGGAATTGCTTCGTGCAACTGGTCTATGCAAAGACAGTTCAACAAGCGGCACATGAAGATCGTAGACATGATGGACTCGGACATTTCTACCGGTTTCAAATACATGATAGGATCTGTCGCTGATGTGAATGATTTGCAGCAGTCAGGACAAAATAAGCTAATCGGTATTGATCCAGAAAATGCGCCTGCTGGGATGGACTCTGTACAGCAGCTCCAAGGCGGTGGCTGCAATCCCGCGTTAATTGAATACCAAAAAGTTTTAGATCAGCTCTCTCTAACTCTCTCAAACGTCAATGAATCCGTTTTGGGTGTTGATGAAAAAGGTAACACACAAGTTTCTGGTCGTTTAGCTGAGGTTAGAATAGCACAAGGTCTACGTGGCAATAGAAAACTGTTTGATAATATTGAGACAGCCCAGCAAATACTTGGCGGACTGATTTTGAAGTGTATGCAAAGTACCTATAGTCCTGGGAAAGTAGCTAGAATCTTAGGTGAAGAGCCAACACAGCAGTTCTATGACAAAGATTTTGAGCAATACGATGCGGTTATAAAAGAGGGTGTACGCAGTAAATCTCAAAAAGATGCTTACTATTACGAGCTTGTACAGCTTAAAAAAGACCAAGTGGTGGACGTTCCGCAGTCCGAAATTGTTCGTGCGCTGCAAATGTCTGGTTTAAGCGACCTGCAAGAAGCTATCAAGGCTCAAGAACAAAATATGGCACAGCAGCAAGCAAAAATTGATGAGCAAGAACGCATGGCCTTGGAGTTAGCAAACAGCCAAAAAATAGCTAATCTTTCTTTAAGTAAAGAACGCGAAGCACGTATGTTAGCGGATATTGGATTGGCAGAAGAAAGACACAGTGAAGCAGCTTCAAATATGGCAGATGCTGTTTTGGCAAGATCTAAAGCAGTCGTTGAAATTGCTTCCTTACATGAAGATAGAATCCTAAAGGTTTTAGAGTTTTTGAATACATTGCAAGATAATGAAGCAATTCAACAAGAGCTTATTTCTCAAAAGACTCAGCAAAAAGCTGACATGATCGACCAAAGCGATGAATTTAAACAGATGACTCAAGTACAGTCTTCACAGCAAGTTCAATCTCCTCAACAACCCCAGGTAGGCGCAGATAATTCCTCACTTTTGGGAGGTGGCCTGTGATTTGTACAACTTTTAAAGCTTGTTCTAGGGTTAATTTATATTTTTCGGAGGCTTTATGTATCCTTCGATGACAACTACCACAAACAATTATCAAATTATCCCAGGAATTATTAATTCTGTTTCCATCTTTATGATGTACGTCGAATCTAATATTAGATCTCCCACAACAAATACATCTGGAAGGCTGCGTTTGGATAGCAACTTCACGATAAACTTTTATTTGGGATTTTTTTTCGAGTGGTTTTTTTTGTTTACCAGCGAATTTAATGGAATTCTCTTTTGCAAGTCTTTCATATTTGCATTTCATGCTGCAATTAATTCTATGTTTAGCTTGTGCAGGTTGAAAATACGCAATCTTACCGCAGTTCTTGCATGCGATAGGAATCTTATCAATTGTGTTCCATTTATGAAAGCAAGGAAGGGAGCAGAACAATTTTCTACCGCCCTTACCTGGTTTAACAATAAATTCTTTGTTGCATTGCTTGCAGTTAGAAAACACTTTAGGGTGTCGGTTCTTTTGTCCGCAGCTTATAGAGCAAAAGCGAGTTTTCTTAAAGCGAACCGAAAACGGTTTTTCGCAGTATTCGCAAATTTTTTCCATAACATAAATATACATCGCTTGCACATTAATTCGCAAGCGATGTATTTAACAAAAGAGGTAAATTATGGCATACGATAAATCAAGCGGAAGCGGTGGGAAAAAAGGGCTTCTGCAATCAGGAAAGGGCATGTGCTCATACGGTTCAAACCCAATGTCTGCTGCATCTCGCGTATCCCCAATGTGTGGACCTGGAATGAACCCACAGCAAAATAAAGCTAACAGGCTTTTGCAAAAAGCTCATGCTGAAAATGATTCGATGCGTGGAAAAGCAGGAATGTAAAGCGGTTTTACATGAAGTACGATGCAGCCAGCGGATTAATTTTACCTGAAAACGTCATAGATGAGAAAGCTTCATTGAAAAAAGTTATAGATGACGTCGTGGATAAAACTGTTATGCAACACCAGCATTTGGATCAGACATACTTCTTAACATTACACGCTAAGTTTAATGATAAGGGAGAATTCTGCATCAGTCCGCCTTATATCACGTATAAACTGCCTCAGTTCATGACAAATAGCTTTGTATTCTGGGTCTGCAATAGAAAATCAATTTGTGAACTACTTTGGATGGTCCCTGCTAAAAAGCCTGGACAAAAGCCAAAGCCAATATTTAATGAAAATGGTGTAGCCTACCTACAAGCAAAAGGCGCAATGCCCCAGAGAGCGGCGTAAGCTCTCGTAATGTACGAAAGGAGACATTTATGTCAGAACAGGAATTAGTACCCCCTGAAAATGCCGGAGTTGAGTTAGCCCAAGAGATGATCCAAGATCAAAAGATCGAGATTGCTCAAGAAGCAGCTCAAGACGATCTTCCTAAAGAGGATCATGTGCCATTATCAAAGTTCATAAAAGAACGGAAAAAAAGGCAAGAAGCAGAACAAAGAGCTATGCAAGCTGAGAAACAAAGGCAGCAAGTTGATGACACCGCGCAATATGAGTCAGCAACAAGGGCCGATCTTGGTCATACGCAAAATGAGATTATTAGGATTGTAGAAGAGCGTCAATGGGCGAGAAACAATCCTGAGAAATATGAGCGTTTGCAAGCTAACTTAGAGGATTTTTTAGAAAAAAAACCCTATTTGGCAGAAGCGTTAAAGCACGCTCCAAATCGCTGGGAAGAAGCTTATGAGTTAATGGACGCGCTCTCAACTAAAGAACGCAAAGTTGCTAAGCCTGTAGAGAAAAGAAGGGATGCACCAAATTCGCCAACTTCTGTACCTAAGGCCAGTGCAATAAATGAAGTTAAAGATTTCATGGCCATGACTGATGCTGAATACCGCGCTTATAGAGAGTCTAAACGTGTACGTCGATAGGAGTACAACGAGGAGACACTAATGTCAGTAACAACCACTAGCGGATACGGTTCAATGTCCGACCGCTGGGCGCATAGAGCTTTGCTTCAAAGAAGTAAGCCTCAAAACGTCCACAACTTATTTGGTAGAGCATTTACTTTACCACAAAAAAATACAGATACAATGACGTTCAGAAGACAAGAAAACCTTGATTCTGATCCAGTAGTTTTGCCAGAAGGAGCAGATCCAGCACCTGAGCAAATCCAAAAATTTGACATCAACGTTACCATACAAGAATTTGGTAAGGTTGTACTTCTTTCCAATAAAGTTTTGCTTGTCGTTGAAGATGATACTGCTTCTGAAACAGCAGATAACCTCTCTCAATGTATGCATACAATGCTTGATAAGGTTACTAGAGACGTTTGGGCAGCTGCTGTACCTCAAATTTCATGTCTTAATGGTGTGAATGGTAACGCGATTACAGAACTCACACAGACAGACGTCAACAGAGCTATTCAGTATCTTGATGATAACAATACAGAGAAGATGACACCGACAATCCAAGGTACGTCTAAATTTGGTACAGGCCCTGTGGAAGCTGGTTTCTGGGTTACTGCTCACGTAAACTTAAAACCAGACATTCGCTCTCTAGCTGCTTTTGTACCTACTTCACAGTACGGTTCACAAGAGCCAGTATTACAGGCCGAATTTGGTGCTACAGACGAAGCAAGATGGGTAACATCTACACTCGTTACCAAAACTGATGCTAACCCACCAGTCTATTATAACACATTCATCGGCGCTAATGCTTATGGATATGTTTCACTTGATCAGGTATCAACTGAGATGATCTTGAAGCCACTTGGCTTTAACGATTACCTAAATAGATTCCAATCTATGGGTTTTACAGCCTGGTTTAATGCCGCCATACTCGATGACTCGCATATGGTTACTCTTTTATCAACTAAAGCAGCAGCTTAAGGAGGCGCGACATGGCAGACTTAAAATTAGGCGAAACCTGTACTGAGGCATTTAAATTTATCTCAGCTGGTACAGCCCATACATTTACTTTTAACTTCCAACCAGACAAGGTTACTTTTTATAATCTTTCCGATTGGACAGCTACAGCCGGTGGATTTCCTATATCAGTTTGGTTTAGAGAACAAACACCTACTGCAGATGCTTACCAACAAAGAGTTGTTGATACATCAGCAGGTGCATCGTTTAACTTTGTCCTTGAAGCTACTAACGGTTTCACTGTTGCTGATACTGACGGTGGCGTTTCTGATAGACACGCTACTATTAGCGGTATCACAGCTGCTGACCCTGTAGTCATTACACACAGTGCGTATACGTTCCAGACAAACCAGATCGTCACTATTACCGATCTCGGTGACGTCGGTGTTACTGACAACGGCATGCAACAGCTTAACAACAACAGATATTCTATCGTTGTGCTCTCACCAACTACATTCTCTCTTAAGGATGTTATCACTGGTGAGCCTATCGATGGTACACTGTTTACACCATATGTTAGCGGTGGAAGAATTGCTCTTGATACAGCTGTTATCAGCTTAAACAACCCGCAAGTAACTCCATACAGCAATCTAAACCCATATAATCCTAATCCATACGCTTATGACCCTGTTGAATATAGATTGACAGCAGGCACAGCAGTTATGGGTTCTGATGGTGATGTATTTCTTATTGAGGTGGTTAAATACGGGCAGGTCGTTAACTTAGGCGATTTACTGGTTTAGGGTACTTTACTTTAAGTTTAATAGCCTTCATACTGGACTCACTTAAAAAGGAGTCCAGTATGAAAATTTGTACAACATGCCAGATAGAAAAAGAAGAATCTGAATTTAGAAAGAATAAGACGATTAAGTGTGGTCTTGACGGAGCTTGCAAGCCTTGTAAGGCATTAGAAAAAAAGCGGTGGAAAGAAAAAAATAAAGAATATTACTTAGCTCAGCAAAGAGAATATGCTCTTAAAAGATACCATGAGAATATAGACAGAGAGCGAAAAAGAAATGCTGAATGGAGAAAAAATAATCCTGAAAAATACAAGGAAAGCAACAAAAAAAGTTGTTCTTTGAGTTTTCAGAAAAATAAAGATGAAAGAATAAAAAAAGCTCGAGAATACAGGGAAAATAACCGTGAAAAAGTCAGGGAAGCTAGTCGCAAATATAAAGCTGAAAACTATGATAAAATCATGGCTAAGCATAAAGAATATTGGGCTAGATATCCTGAGAAATACAAGGCACAAAGAGCGGTTAACAATGCTATTGCGCAAGGAAAGATGGCTAAACCATCATATTGCAGCCGATGCCTAAAAGAATGCAAGCCTGAAGGCCATCATGCAGACTACTCAAAACCGTTAGAGGTCGAAAGGGTTTGCAGAGAGTGCCACAATATGATACACGGTAAATGTAAAACCGCTTTACAGGAAAAGTAATGTCTGGCCAAACAGCATATAGAGCGAATATCATAAACGTTACCAACTCTAACCCATGCTCAATTGAACATGATTTAGAAGATGGCTTTGACACGTTTGACTTTGTACGCATTACAGACCTAAACGGAATGATGCCTATTCCACGCGGAGAGGATCAAATAAACAACAATCGGTATCGGATAATTGTTACAGGTTCTTTTACCTTTAATATTCAAGATCCGATTACTCATCAATACATAGACTCGACAGCTTACACACCGTATGTGTCGGGGGGTTCGGTCAATAAAGTTCCGACCAATTTTTATTATGAAGGAGATTAACATGAGTAAAAAATCACTAGACGATGTTATAGATAAAGCAGCTGAAAGAGTACCTCTAGAAGATATGCCCTTAAATTCAATTAGAGACTATCGTTTGTACAATGAAGAGGTGCGTAGGCTTAATAAGCTTGCTAAACAAAGAGACAAAAGCTTGAAAGAAGGTATATACCAAATCAAGCAATGTCCTGAAGAGTTACACCCTAAGCAAAGAGTAACAGTGCACAATAACCAGCAACCGAACAATCCTGTACCGGTGCATCTAAGCAACGATTTAATCCATTTTGATAAAAAATTGCAGCCTGGGGTTGAATATGATTTGCCAGAGTGTGTTATCCATCATATAGCCTCGTTAGGTAATCCTGTTTGGAAATGGCGTAATAAATCAGATGGATCTAAAGAAACATATTACGATCATAAAACGCCTAGATTTTCTGTTAGAACTGTTTACACAGGTACATAATGACTAGATCAGTGACTCAATGCCTAACTATAATGAGACGAGCCCTAGGACGTAAAAACGTTAACGATCCTGATGCGTCACCGGAAATTCTTTTAAGCTACCTCAACGATGCTATCAGCCTTACCATGTCTGATGATGTGAAGGTGTTTGAAAATTACGGTACACTCTCATTTACAATTGACGATAGCACGGTCAATGGCGTCTACACATTTAATGATGTAGGCGCCGCAGATCAGTTTGTCAATATAGGCATTGAGGCATTTATTTCTTTTTTAAATCCAGTTGACAACTCTACGTCATGGAATAGCCTACAAATTTATGAAGATCCAGGAGAGTTCTATTCAATATGGGGCATAAACAATACGGGCATTCTTGTTAGAGGCTATCCCACAATGATGCTTTATTACGGTAATGAGTTTGTATTTAGGACACTTCCTGATCGCGAATATCTAGTGCATATTTATGGCTACAAGCAGATATCAGATTTCCCAGATCAATCAGGCGACTTGCCTTTTGATTATTGGCTACGTTATTTAGCCTATTTAGCCGCTTCCAACTATGCACGTGATTTTAGATATCCCCCTGATCAACTCGCATTGATTAAAGACGGATATTCACACGAGCGAAAGTTGTTATTAACACGACGGCATAATCAAGCGAAAGTTAATCGCTGTATGCCAAGATTTTAGGAGCACATATGCCATTAATAAAAGGTGCAAAAGCAAAATCAAAAAAAGGTTTTTCTGAAAATATCCGTAGAGAAATTGAATCAGGAAAGCCACAGAAACAAGCAATTGCGATTGCTTATTCGATAGCAGGAAAATCTAAAAAGAAAAAAGGTGCAAAATGAAATGCTCTAAGATGTCAAAAGACCGTGGCGACAAAAATTACATGGAAAAAGATGAAAAGCATGACCGCAAACGCGACATGAAAAAAATCAAAACTATGAAAACTGCTGGTATTGCTACTGCTTTCAAAAAATCTGAAAAAGAACAAGGCAAATCTAAACTTGTAAAACCAAAAGCTCAGAAGAAGGTATAAGATGGTCTGGAATAGCGTTTGGCCCATAGGAAATATATCTGTTAAAGATAATAGAGCTCCAGGGCAGCAGAATACTACCTATATTGAGACAAATATGGGCGGTACAGCTAATAACATCGCTTATACTACTGCTACAAAAGATCATTTCTGGAATCAAGGTGCTGATCTTTCAGGTCACCACAGATTTTTTAAAGCGCCTGGATTTACTGTAGGTGGTGTCCCTGCTAATCCAGGAGACCCTGGCGATGGTGGATTGGGTACAAGCATTGACGGCATTATGTATCTTAAAACTGCAAGTACATCTATTGCACGTGTAGAGATGTTTTACCGTAATGGTCAAGGAATTTATCAAATTGGCCCATCTTACCAAACAGGCACTGTGACAATTGCAGGAAATACAATTCAAACGATTGTAGCAATGCCTGCAAATGTGTATGGACATATTTTCATGGTATATGATGCAGATAAAAGTTTATGTTGCGAAGGAATAGTCAGCTCAAGCGCTGGACAAACTAGAGGTTTTACTTCGAGGGTTAGATCTTCTTCATCTGGCTTTGGTTCCTTTGATTATGCTGTTGAATTATTAAATGACCCAGCTGGCGGTTTAAATTTAAGATGCAGACAAGGTGACGGATCTTCGGGTGCTGTAGACGGTGTATGGACTTGGTATCTAACTTATAGAGCGCAATAATGCAAGTTTTTGAGATTACAGGCAACGTTACTGGTATATCTAGGCAAGGAGTTAATTTCCTTCAGCCAAAAGATTCATATCAAAATTTGTTTAATGGGTACATATATAGACAAGTTGTCCAATCACGTCAGGGTTTTAGCCGTTTTTCTACAGGCGCATTGGACGACGGCCTTCGCGTAATGGGCATATTCAATAATTATCGAAGAAACGGGTCTATACAATGTCTTGCTGTTACTCTTAATCACTTATACGTTTATGATGAGGCTACAGATACATTTATTGAAGTGCCTACTGGTGGATCTCTTGGTATAGGACATACTTTTGGCATAGCTTCAAATGATGAATATGTTTCTGGAACAACATATCCTTTTGCTGATGGATCAGACCGCTTTGTTTTTACTTCTAAGGGGATGACGCACGTTTACCAGTATGACCCAAATAGCGGTGCATATGGAACTGTAACGGACTATACTAATGCTGCTGATAATCTAAATTATGTAGCCCCTGCCTCCGGGGCGCTTACAAAAGCAAAATATGTCATCTATTTTGGTGAGCGTTTAAATTTTTTCTATCCTGAAATCGGTGCTCAACCATATCCACAGGGACATTTATTCAGCGGTATTCGAACAGCTTCAGGCAATGGTGATAATTATAACGTATCTGGAAGCGGTCTAATCATTCTAGATACTCAGGAGTATATCAATGGAGCATCAATTCTCGGCAATGTTATTGCCCTTAATTTGTCTCGTTCCAACTGGACTGTTGAAAAGACGCGCGATGCGTTTAATCCATATCTTCCTAGGAAAGTTCCTAGTGTTGTAGGAACAGATGCTGATTTTTCGTTTGTTTCTTGGTCGGATATTGTTAGGTCGATTGGTAAAACGGGTATCATTTCAACTGATGGAAGACAATCACAGCGTGTAGATGATAAGATCCCTTTTTTTACTCGTGACGACATAGATCAACCTAACTTTGGTTTGATATATGGTGGGTTTGACCGTGCTAATGCGCAGTTTTTATTCAGTTATCTGAGTTCAGAAGATGATTTTGGTTTAGATAGTCAAGATAGGTGTTTAGTCAATAATTACGAAGAGCAGTCATGGTCTATTTATGACTGGCGTTTTACCTGCTTCTGCGAAATACAGAATGGTCAAAACATCGTCTGGGATGCTGTGAGTGATGTAGATCATCCAGAAAGGCCTGAATGGGCTGAATGGGATACTACTGAAGATATTTGGGATAAAATTGGTCTTGGTGAATCTGTCACTAAAACGATTGCCGGAGATAATTATGGCAATATTTGGCAGTTAAATGTAGATTATGACGACTATTTTGTTTCTATAAACGGGATAACGCAAGCAAATCAAGCTGTAATTACAATTACAGACCCAATTCCATTTGTTGTCGGAGATCAGGTAGCCATTTCAGGTGTAGTTGGAATGACTGAAATTAACAATTATGATCCTGAAAATGATATTGAGACAAGTCCACCATATAATGTTGTGGCTGTCAATGGTGGTCTAAACCAAATAACGATTGACGTTGACTCATCGCTTTTTGGAGCCTATGTTTCAGGTGGGACACTTTCAAAAACGATTAATTTCACAGCTGAGACTATCCCCTTCAATCCATGGCGTGCTGAAGGATTAAAATGTTACTGCCATTTTGTCGAATTGCTCATAAATACAAATGGTGGAGAAGTACTTTTTTCTGTTTTAGCAGATGAAGATGAGACACCATTTATACAAAATGTTGTTTTGAGTCCTACGAACACACAAGCAAGAAGAGAGTGGATAAGTGTCAGTGTTGATCAAGAATCAAACTTTTTTACTTTCATTATGAACCAGAATAGCCCTGGTCAGCAAATACAGATCACATCGATGAGAATACATTGCGCGAAAGGAGGATTAACTAGTTATTAAATTCAAATTATTGTAGTCTCATTGTTAACCAGGAGGAAATTTGGATAATGAATTGGGAAAATGCAATAAATGTGGATTACATAACAGGATATCCAGGAAAAATGCATCATGTAGATTATGTAAAAACGAGTATGAAAGAGAAAGAACAAAAAAAAACCCTGAACATCAAAAAAAATTACAAAAAGCTAAATATAATAGATTAAAAATTAAATATTATGAATATAGAAAAAAAAGGATAGAAAAGGATCCTGAAAAAGAAAGGGAGTACCAGAGAAAAAATTATAAAAGAAAAAAAGATTCGGGTTTTAATTTAACACGTTATGAATATGATAAAGCAAAAAAAGCTAGATTAAAGTGGCAAAATAAATTCCCAGATAAATATAAATGCCAATATAAAATGTATAATGCTATAAAATCAGGTAAATTAATAAGGCCCAAAATATGTAGTATATGTAAATTAGAAAAAAAAATTCAAGGGCATCATGCTGATTATTGCAAACCATTAGATGTAATTTGGTGTTGTATTACATGTCATGCAGAATTAGACAGGAAAAGAAGAAGGGAAATAAGAGAATGGCACGCATAGCAGAAAGATTTAACATAGGTGATAAGAATAACATCACTCTAGAACGCTTATTGCTTCTATTGGAAGAAATGTACATGGATATAGCCGAAGCGCTCAATAAAAAGCCTGAGGTGTATGTAAGGGATACAGACGGACAAGCTAGCGATACATTTTTGTCTATTGGTGATATAAATATTAACAGTAACACAAATAAGGTTGAGATGCTGGTAGCGCATCCAACGCAAACAACCGTTACGTGGAAGGAGTTGATTTAATGGGATGGGCGGCACCAGTAGCAAGCGCAGCTATAAGCGCAGGTGGTTCGATCTTGGGCGGTATCATGGGCAACCAAGGCAACCAAGAAACGAAATTACAACGGCAAAGACGAAAACTTATTGATGAGCTTCTTGGATCTTTGAAGTCAGGTTCCGGAGCATTTTCAGACCTATTTAATGTTGATGAAGAGATGTTTAATAAGGCTTATGTAGAGCCCGCAATGTCTAGATTTAGCAATCGTATTGCTCCAGGAATTCAACAAGAATTTATTGCTTCTGGCATGCAAAGAGGTACAGGTCTTGATGATACTTTAACCAGAGCTGGTGTTGACCTACAAAACGATTTAAATCGGCTTTACGGTGATTTTTATCAGCAAGGGATTAACCGTAGAAGTAATCTTCTTAGTGGAATATTAGGTAGTTCTGACCCTGGTGCTCCTAATCCGATGTCAACAGGGCAAGCAGCGGGTCAGGCTGCAGCAGGATACTTTGCAAGCCCTGGTTTTGGTAAAGCTGCTGAAGGAATTGGAAATTGGTTTGCAAGCAATCAAAATGATAACATGACAGGTCGTGTAGGTTATGAGCAAAACCGCAATACTTGGCAGGGAGGATACTAATGAACCGTACACCGTCCCCCTTTGAGATAGGACAAGCCGTTGGAACGAATATCGGCAAAGGATTCACTGCGTATCAAGATAAGACCGCTCTTGACGACATTTTAGAGCAAGCTTCTAGATCGAAAGATCCTAATCATATCAACGATATCATGGGGCAGATCCTTCAGCGTGTTTCACCTGAGAGGCAGCAAGCAGCTTTGGGACTTTTGCAGCAGAAGCAGCAGTTCATCCAGCAGAATCTTGAGAAGGAACAAAAACAAGCAATAGACCAGAGAGAACGCCAGGCTAAAATTAAAATGGGTATCGATCCAGATTTACCAACTCCTCTAGCTAAAGAAGCTTATAAGACACAGCAAAAAGATAAGAGAATAGCAAGTGTTTTCGGTGAACCATCGCAAGGAACCAATCAAGGACAAGGTATTAATTCCGAAAATCCTTTTGCGCAGTTTAGCGATGATAAATTAGTTACTCTTACTGGAGCTCCAGATAGGGAGATTTCAGAACCAGCTAAAACAGAGTTAAGAAGAAGACAAGAAGCTGCTAAAGCTGCCCAATCTCAGTTTGAGCCCGAAGCTGATAAATTAGAAGCTAAAAGAGTTTCAGAGTTAGCTACGGAAATTGAGAAAGAGTTTCAATCAGCAGTTAATGAAGATATGCGTCTTGAGAGACAACTACAACTAGATAAAGAAGGCAATGTTTCAACTCCTGCTTTAATTAAACTTATGGATACCTTCGGCGTTCCTATTGGTGTTCTTGGAAATCCTGCTACTGAAGAATATAGAAAGCTTGAGGCTGATTATGTCCGCGATGTAAGCAAGGTTTTTCCAGGTGGCAAAATTACAAATTATGAAATTGGTGCTTACCTAAAAACAATTCCAAGTTTAATGAATAGCCCTGAAGGAAGGAAGCAGATAATCGCCAATAGAAAGCTTATGAATCAAGCTAAGCGAGTGCGCTATGATGCCTATAAGCAGATCTTAAAAGAGAACAACGGGAAAAAACCACAAAATCTTGGAGTTTTGCTAGAAGAAAGAACGGCGCCAAAATTAGCGGAGATCGAGGATAGGTTTATAAATAATATTAACGAAGGCGTTGATAAATTTCAGCAACCAATTCGAATGTTTGATCCTGAAGGAAATCCTGTAGATATTCCCCCAAATAAAATAGAAGCAGCCTTAAAAGCAGGGGCACGATTTAAATGAACCCAGTTGTAGATGATGAACCTTTTGATTTTTCGCAATACCAAGTCGATGGTATAGAGGCTGAAACAATACCATCACGTTCTGTGGATACCAATGAAAGTGAACCTTTTGATTTCAATGCTTACAAAGTAAAAGAGCCCCCTACACTTAAACAAGAAATAGGCAGGCATGCAACGCGAACAGGTGCGCGAATAGCCGAAACAATCTTAGGGTTTCCTGGGGATATTATTAGATTGACTAAGGGGGTTGCCGAATCTTTGCCAAAACCACCTGAATTTCTAAGAAAAGAACCCTCGGGCTTAAAAAAGGTAGGCAAACAAGCCTTAGAATCTATTCCTGGAAGCGAAGATTTAAAAAATATGTCTAGCTATCTCACAAGTGGGTTTACTGATCCGCAAGGTGCACTAGAAGAATTAGGTGATGAAGTCACCTCTTTAGCTACTATTCTTGTAAAGCCTGCAAAAGCCGTTGAATCATTTCCAAAGTTTCTTGGCACTATTGGTAAAGCTTTTGGAAAATCAGCAGCTGTTAAAGGTGTTGGTGAGGGTTCAAAACTACTTGGTGCTACCGAAGGACAGCAGAATGCTGTTGAGCTTGGTACTTTATTTTTGACTGGACTTCTTGGAAGAAAAACGGCCGACAAATTTGTAAGCGAGCAATATCAGAAAGCGAGAGCTGAAATACCTAAAGGAACTTTGATTGATACCACTAATCTAGCGCAGAGTCTAAAAGAGGTAGATGCAGAATTATCAAAAGGGATTGCCACAGCAACAAAAGATGAAGTGCGCAAATCTATAGATGAACTAAGTAGAAAAGCATCTGGTGGATTGATAGAAGCAGATGAATTAGTTCAAACTATTCATGACATCAATGAAAAAATGTCATCAAAAAAACTTTTTACAGATTTAGATAAAACTGAAAGAAAATTACTTAAATATCGATATGATAAATTTAGATCTGAAGTAAATAAAGAAGTAGCTAAATATGGAGAATCTAACCCTAAATTTTATAAAACTTGGCAGGATGCTAACCAAGCATATGGAGCGGTTGCAAGCAGTAAAAAATTTGGGAATTGGCTTGAAAGTAAAATAGGCTCATTACCAAAGCATCTAGTGGGATCCGTAGCCGTTGATTTATTTTTAGGACAACCATTGACAGCTGTAGGAGCATTTGGTACATATGGTTTGATCAAATCAGGAGAACTTTTAGCTAGAATTGCTAAAAGTCCAAAACTTCGCGACCATTATATGAGAGTTCTATTAGAAGGTGGAAATGAAAATCTACCGGGGGTTATAAAACACCTCAATGCTTTAGAAAAAGAAGTTGCAAAAATTCAATAAAAAATATCCGCATCTTTTTCTTCGCGTCTAAATGCTAAAAATCCAAATAAAACAACCGCAAATGGCATTAAAAATAAAATTAGTGTCATATGTGTTTCCATGTAATTTTTCTTGTTATATAACTAGATGAGCTTGAGCTTATCTTATATTTTCTTGATATATCCATTGTGGACATACCACATTTAAATTCTTCCCGTATTTGCAAAACAAAATAAGACTCTGGAATTTCTCCTTTCCATAATCGGTATGAAAGGCGATGAGCGAGTATTTTTTTCTTTTTTCCATCAAGTGCGCTTGATGTTAATCCGTATAGTTTTTTAGGCTCACATTTATATCCAGTCCAAACCCAACAACCATTTTCATTTGTATAAGAAGTATCTTTAAGCCTTTTTTTGGTAACATCTATATATTCAATCATCTTAGTCGAGCCAGCAACAGAGTAACATCAGAGGTACTCCAATCATCATTGCTAAAATAAATGATAACATTTTACCCCCTATAATCCTTTTTAAGCATGTCTATGATCACCTTGTATAAATGATCTATGCGTATGATTGCGTTCTGGTGATCTTGGTGCAATTTATCAACCTCAGCTTTCATATCAATCTTAAAATTTCGAAAGAACGTGTACATAAAAGCAATGACGCCTATACCTGTACCGACTATCGTAACAAAAAGTGCTAAATCCACTATTTCTTGTTCCTCTCTTCAATTGCGCATAGTCTTCCGTGGAAGTCTTTTGATTCTGTCATCATAGCGTTTTGAAATGCTTTAGAATCTGCTTGTATAGCTCTTAATAAATCTAAACTTTCTCGTCGATCTGAGTTAGCCTCTGATCTTACCCACAGAAACATCGATATGATCGTCCCTATGTTTGTGAAAATAAATACAGCCATTAAAAGTAATGTTGTTTTATCCATGCAAACCTCCATGTTATGTTTTGTCATACAGTATACATAAGTATACAATTATTGAAAATACGAACAAAAACTTTAAATTCAGTCTACTTCTGCTCAAGCTCGTCAGCTTTAGCGGACATCAGATCATGTATGTTAGCGGCCGTCTCAACTTCCTTCAATTTTCTTGCCGCTGCCATGTCGTCCATAGAGATTTTTTCAGCTCTATTAAATTGATCATAAACAGTTGCATTTAGATCAAAAGCTTTAACATGTAGTTCTCCACTATTCAATCTTTCTTCTCTTCTAAACCCTAAAAACGTTTTTACTTTATCATAAGCGCGCGAAAACTCAATATCATCATCAACCCATTCTAGAAACGTTCTTGCTGGTATATCGTTGTATGCACAAAATTTATTAATGTTAATGCTGTCATCTTGCTTAGCCCACTCCAACATGCGTTCAGCTATCGCCACCTTATCATATTCAGATGGTCTCCCCCCTTGATTTCCAATAGCATTTTGATTGCCCATAGGTGCTCCACCTTTATTTTTAGGAACTAGTATATTACCCGTAACTTTGCATCGTCTAACCGGTTTTTCTTTAGCCATAAACCCCTCTACGTTAAATCTAAAAGATAACAATGAAAACTTTAAGTTACAAGTGTGCATGTCAAGAGATTCTTTTTTTCTTAAATATCTTGCGTTAAATTATGAGCTTCTTCATAATAATACTCATAAATCAAGCAGCATGTCTCCCTGATGTCTTGTTAATCAAGCAGGTCGTAGCGGTTGTAAGATCAAGATAAAAAACAAAATGGAGAAAAAATGAGAACATACAACGCAGCAGATTTTGGCTACAAAGAAGATTCAATGTTAATGCACGTTACAACCGGTAGCGTAGCAACAGCTCAAGAATGGGCAGAAGAAGCACATACATGGTTTCCATATGTAGAAGATGTGAGTGAAAAACAATTAGATAGCATGATTTGCGAAACATTCGGCGAGTTAGTGGATGTTGAATGGGACATAGAAGAAAAAACATGGAAAGAGAAGGAGATTTAAATGCACATCATAGAATCAAATGATTTTCAAATCCAACGCATCATGGCACGCGAATCATTAGACTACGAAGAAGCACGTGAGTTTCTTCGAGATCTTATGGAGGAAGGTGATGATTACGACTACAATTATGACGAGCGTTGCGGTCTAGGTGACTGCTTTGGAGATGCACTATAAACAGGGGCGATATGCCCCTTTCAGAAAGGATAACAACAATGAACGAACTAGAAATATGCCAGCAAGCTTTTGATGTATCATTAAAAAATATACAAACTGTAATAGCAAATCATTTTGATAAAGATGAGGTTTTTCAAGAAGTTTGGTCGGCAATTAAAGAAGCGACCAAAGAATATCTTGAGGATCATAGTGATCAAATTATAGAACAATTTATAAGAAACTTGTCATCATCATTTGCCGCGACAATGGATGTGGCTGTTGATTTGCGAATTAACGGAAAAAAGAAAAAGAATGGTGGCTAAATGAAACCAGAAGAAATCTTAGCTTTACGTAAACGAACTGGTCTTTCGCAAGAAAGATTTAGTGAAAAGGTTGGTGTCAGCACACGCACTATACACATGTGGGAACAAGGCAAAAATAAGCCTAATCAACTTAGTTGGAAAGCATTGCAAGCACTGGATTTTGAAACAAAACAAAGAGATGAAATAGATGGAAAATGAGTACACGTTTGTTGAATTGCAACACAGACTCGAAAAAATAAAAAAAGATGGTACTGGTGAATTTAGCGCTCCTAAAGCGACAATGACTTTATGTCACGAAATCGTGAGACTGCAACTCGAAATTAAAAGACTGCAAGAGATGATTGACAAAAAAAGTTAATCCTTTACAGTGAGATTACTTGTCATTGTTTTGTTTTGGGAGGGTGTCGAAAAAGTTTCGATGCCCTTTTTTTTGGTCAAAGTGGGATTCGAACCCACATCCCGCAGCACTAAGGCTCGATTCTACCTTTTGGGCTACATGACCTGTAAAGCTGCTTTACATCGGCAGTTTTACTGGTGCGCTTACATCTGCGCGGACGTTCGCGGACGGAGTAGCATTGTCGTCAATCACATCAGAGTTAGATCCCTGCACACAAGCAAAGCTGCAATTATACGTACATGATGTTAATAGAGGGAAAATAAGCAGTAGTAGAAATTTCATATTTGCCTCTATTTTTTAATTTTTCGTAGTTGTTTTTGTGATGATCTTTAATTTTGATGTCATAGTAGCATATCTCGCAGACGCACTTGCCATCTTTGGTTTTGTACTCTTTGTATCCCCTGTCACAACTGCAACGCTCCTTAGGTGCGATATACATCGTTATATCTCCAAAATGGAAATATTTAGCATCGCCAGATTTTATGCGCAACTACTTATTTTCAAGCTCTTTGATTCTTTTTTCCATTTCCTCAATTGTATCGCAAATGAGATTCATTGCATCCTCAAATTTCCCAGACCTCGACATGTCGGAAATGAGAGTTCTAAGTAGGGTTTTTTCATTCTGTGGAATTTCGTTAGATGTCAAGTGTACAGTGTTTCCATACAGCTGGTACTGTGATTTGCTGTTGTCTATGTGATTCATTTTACCTCAATCTCTATCCTAAAACTTGTGCCATCGCCTTTTTTCTGGTAATACTCAAACGTGATTCCCCTTTCCTCGTTGTCTGCCTGACCTGCCGCTAAACCTGGAAGGATTAAATTCGACAGCTCGTCACGTATTCCTTTGCACGCAGCAATAAAATTATCAGAATCAAGAGGTCGTTCCCACTTGCTGGGATTATAAATTCTAGTAATTTTTACTACACAAGGAGTTTTTACAAGCGTTCCGATTTTTTTTTCACGCCAAATGCTGATCAAACGCAGATAATTATTTTTGTTACGTTTATGCGTTTTAGACCAGTGCTCTTTCACATTTGGTGATTGTATTTTAAAATCAACGTAAAATTGGATCACGCCATTCCCCTAAAAAGAATCACCGCAAATTGATTTATAAGCATCCCTGTATAAAGACACCCACAAAGTCCTACGGAGATCGTAAAGTGTAGCAAACTAGGGTCAAAAATGCACGATATAACAGCAAAGCCGAAAATAACTGCGCAAAGAAAAAGGTTAAGAAAAATCTGCTTCTGAAGCTTGCTAACAGTGATATCTTCAATCTGGCGCCCGTTAAATGCAATAGCTGCAAGATTTGCTTCTACAGCCATGACATTTCGATCTACGCGGTCAAAACGTGCGATTAAGTCAGGGTGTATGACAAGATTGCCGTTAGGGTCTGGGATCATGATATATCACCGGATTTTTGTTATACTTTGCTATCATCGTCTTCTTCGTTAAGTATCACAAACTTTCCGTTTTCGTCAAACACTGTCTTTCTCCATTTTTAAACCACGTCTAATTCACACAGAAACCTATCGCCATTGCACGATCTATGTTTAAATAGCTTTCTGCTCATACCTACACTTTGCGCACTCCCAAACGTAACCTCCGCTTAAAGATTGCCCTGACCAATCGAGATGTATTTTGCCTTCAGAGTCAGTATAACTTTGCCCATCATATGGGACTTCGCAGAAAGTACACCTGCATCTTTGCCAAGGATTTTTATAAGGGTTAAAAGGTTGAATGCGAATTTCTGGTTCTTTTTTCTCAAATCTCATTTTTTAGTATCCAAGCTGTCTTAAATCAGGTGCGTTAAAATTCTCAAATATTGTATTTTCTTTTGCAAAAAGTCTGCTATGCATTCTATCTCCATATGTTTTGAAAAAAGAGTCTCTATTTAGATTGCTTGTAAAAATAGTGGGCTTGTTGCTGCTGTATCTGTAATCCACTATTGCAAACATTAACTCTCTTCTATACTCCATTTTTGTAGCAGTTGGAGGATCATACATATCTCCGTACTTATCGGCATTGATCCAAGATCCTACATCGTCAAGCATGATTAAATCATCGTCAACCGTTCTTAATGCATCAGAAAGATAATCTCCCATACCTGAAGCAATAATGTTCCTTGATCTACTTAAAACATCTTCTTCTTTGTGCATTCTTACTGATTCAAAATTTCTTATTGCCCAATCTGCTAAAGCAGAACAAAAATAAGTTTTTCCAACTCCTGCATTTCCTAAGTACACGAAAAGATGTTTAGGTTTTTTTATGTACGCTGAAATGATTGAGGCACCCCGTTCACAAACTTTGAGTTTAGAAATGGTTGCCCCAACGTATTTATCTTCGAAGTTTCGTTTTTGGAACTCTCTGACTGCTCTTTCGGCTTTTCTTTCTCTTTCTCTTTCTGGTGATTCGTTTTCTTCCATTCTTTCCCTTTTTCTCTAAGATTTTGTATATTTTTTTTAGCTATGAAGTTTTTCATGATGCCTTCGCAATAGGCGAACCAGTCATTAAGAGGATGCTCATAATCAACAACACACTCCCAACATTTTTGAATTTCGTCTAGACTCCAATTTTTTCCGGCAAGTATAGCCCTTGTCACGAGATCTTGTCGAGAAATAAAAAACTTATTTCCTTTACTATCAATCTTTTGAATTTTATCCCAAGGCTCTGTAACCGCCGGCGAAGCCGAGACAAGCGGTGAAAGAGCACAGAACAACTTATCTTGTTTAGCATCTTGTATAGTATTTGGTATTGGTTGGGCACTTTTGCCCATCGAGAGGGCACTTTTGCCCTCTCCAAGGGCATTTTTGCCCTTCGTGAAACTTTTTTTAATTCCTATCATTTGTTCTTCATTTACAAAGGCATACCATAGTGTCTTATCAAACCCCTTTTTATTAAAATTATTGGTTTCGAGTACTCCAAGCGACACAAGCTTCTCGCAAAGATATTTGACTTTGTCATACCCCCAATAGGTAAAATGAGCTGCCATTTCTTTCCGAGTCTGATAAGTCCAAGTCTTGCCGTCTCGGTAATTAGAGCCGTTTTGCCGATTAAATCTTATCCAGTGTTGAAAATGGTGAATTAAAATAGCTTCTTCAACGCCATATTTTTCGGCTAAAAGGATATCAAATGAATGATGCATGGGGAATTCCTCATTAAAAATTTTCCTGTTATTGCGAAAAATTCTCTAGTGAGGTATAGTCGAAGCAACATTTCAGATTGTTATCTTTTTTTATGACTAGACCTCATTAGAAAAGCAAATCGCCTAAAACGCCCGAACTCCAAGTCGGGCGTTTTGTTTTTATAGAGTATACCTCTAAAACCCGATTAGCTCAAGCGAATCCACCCACGTTGAACCTCAACCCTTTTTTTTTCCAGAATTATTTTTACGATAAAATTCATTTATGCGAAGCTGCCTCAATTGGTCAAACGTGAAATTATCCGGATCAAGTACATATTTTTCCTCATACATCCTTGCAAATTTCTGTGCTTCCTCTTCCGTTGCAAATGACGTTATGAAGGGTTTAATGCCTTTTCGGCGAAACATTAATCGCCACATGACCGTTCCGTTTTTTAATGGTCTCTTAAAAATACTCGCCATTTTTCTTGATCCAATTTTTGGCGTTTTGTATAGTCAAATTAAGACTGCAGAATTTTGCCTTTGACTGGATTTTTAGAATATTTCGTTTTTTCATATTTTTCTGACTGTACCCTCGGTCTCCATTCCGGGGGTTTTTTATATCTTCTTCTCATATTTAGCGTCTAAAAGTTCAGCTACCGTAACCTGTCCTCCAGTAATATGCTCTATGGATTCAGCTAATCTTTTGCTAGGCTTTTGGTGGAAAGAAGCTACACGGCAAATATATGCGTAGTTGTAACCTACTTTTTGCGCGAACTCCTTGCGTCTTACATTGTTAAAATGAAAATAATCCCTAAGCTTCATGGTGTTCTCCTTGTGTTTTAGCAACATGCTAGCCAGATCATTCTTTTTTTTCTATACTTTTTGATAAACCTTGCACAAATTCCCAAAATGTACTAAAGTATAAACATATCAAAAAAGGAGATCCACATGTGCAAGGAATTATGGATAGAGGCCTATGACTCAAAAATACACGAGATTATGCAAAAACATAATATGGACTATGAAGAAGCTGACGAACTTCTCAGGGAAGTGTTAGACTCTAATCCCAGATATCTTGATGGATATATGGGCGATCTTATCGATTTTTACGCAACAGCATATTAAAGGAAAAACCATGAGCAACGAATTAGTAAAACATGAAGCAAGAGAAATCTCACCATCTTCTCACTTCACACAAGAACAAATTGAGACTATCAAAAGCATTTATTGCAAAGGCGCTTCAGATGATGAGTTTAAGGTGTTTTTGTATACCTGCCAGCGTACAGGATTAGATCCTTTCGCTCGCCAGGTTTACTATATCAAGCGCGGTAATCAAATGACTATCCAAACTTCAATTGATGGATACCGTTTAGTCGCAGATAGAACCGGAAGATACGCACCAGGTCAAGAGCCATCTTTTGTGCATGATGCAAATGGCAAACTTTTGTCTGCTACTGCTTATATCAAAAAACGCACATCTGATGGGACTTGGCACATTGTTCCTGCGACTGCTCATTTTGAAGAATACGTTCAGGTTTTCCAAGGCAAACCATCTGGATTATGGCAAAAAATGCCTAGAACTATGCTTGCTAAATGTGCCGAGGCTTTAGCTATTAGAAAAGCGTTTCCGGCTGAGTTAAGCGGTATTTATACAAAAGAAGAAATGGATCAAGCGGATAGCGTTGAAGTTGAGGTGGTCGGTCAGTCTGTTAAGCCTATCGAGTACATAACAGCTGAACAAGCCGAAGAACTCACAAAAATCATCTCAGAATGCGATCCATCTAAACTTGATGTGATGTTAGAGCATGTACGCAAAAAATGCAATGGCGGCGATATTAGACAGCTTCCGGCCAAATGTTATGGTAACATGCTTTCGCTTTTTCAGGACAGAAGAGCGCAGTATCTAGCTCAACAGATCGAAATGAAGATGAATGGAGATATAGACGATGCAAGCGAGTAATTACGACACTGATTTTTATGCATGGTCTGCTGAGCAAGCAGACCTTTTGAAAGAAAGGAAATTTGAAATGATTGACTGGGAAAATGTGATTGAGGAGATTGAATCGTTGGCAAGAAGAGATAAACGCTCCGTAAAAAGCTTTTTAGAGAATATTTTTATGCATTCCTTGAAGCTAAAATTTCAACCTGAAAAACAAATAGACTCATATTCCTGGCAGAATTCTATAAGAACATCTTTTAGGCAATTGCATATCATATTAGACGATAGTCCTAGTTTAAAAGCACAACTAGAAGAATTTATTACTGAATGTTATACACGCGCAGTAAAAGAAGCTTCTAAAGAAACAAATATAAATACAAATGTTTTTCCTAAAGAGTGTCCTTGGACAAAGGAACAAATTTTAGATGGAGAGTGTCCTTATGAATGCTAACAGAATTATGCTCGAACAAGGTTCTGATAGTTGGAAAAGCTTCCGAAAAGGGAAAATTTCTGCAAGTAAGGTCGCTGCAATTTTAGGAATTTGCCCCTATCGTTCTTGTTTAATGTTATATGAAGAAGAAATGGGTCTTCGCGAACCTCAAGCATCAAGCTCTCATATGCAACGCGGTTTGGATGTTGAGGATCAAGTAAGGCAATGGTTCTTTGATTACTATCGTATAGAAGTGCAACCATGCGTTTTGCAAAGTAAAGAAAATCCTTTGTTTATCGCCAGTTTAGACGGAATCAATTCAATAAATACTTGTATAGTTGAAATAAAAAACAACAATAAAGAGTACCATGAAATGGCGCAATCTGGTAAGCTACCTGAGCATCACAGGGCTCAAGTTCAATTTCAAATGTTTGTTAGCGGTTTAGATGATTGCTACTACATCAGTCACAGACAAGGTGATTATGCTTTAGTTGTTGTTCAGCGCAATCAAGCTTACATAGACGACATGTTGCCTAAGGTGATCGATTTTAAGCGTAGGCTAGACGAATTCGATCCGCCCCCTGCGACAGATCGAGACTATGAGGACCTAAGCAGTGACATGATTTTACAAGATCTTATGACACAGTATGACAATGATACACGAATAGCAAAAGAGTTGCTCGATAGAGCCGAGAGATTGAAGAAAGATGTTATAGAACGCATTGGAAACAAAAATGCTAAGGGTACTAACTGGAAGGTTTCTAGATATGAAACACAAGGGCGCGTTGATTATCAGGCAATAGTCACAGACCTTTGCCCAGATGTAGATCTAGAGAAGTATAGGAAGAAAGGATCTTACAGCTATAGGATTACAGTACAGTAAAGAAAGTGCGTAGTTATGGATACCTACGCACGATCCGAACATGAGCCGCATGTTCAATGCCTTTTTACTAAAGCCGAAAAATTTAAGCAAGCGATAATATGCAGTACGATATGTTTGAGTCAGAGACAATACAGCTTCTTAGACAAGAGCTAGAATCTACGCGTGAACAGCTTGCTAAAAATAACCGTGCAGCTTTCCGCGAAATCGGTATGTTAAAAAAACAGATAAAATCCCTACAGTCTGAGCAAGAACACGTTAAGCAAATTGCAGCTAAAAAGAAATCAAAGGTTATTCCGTTTTTTCATGAGTATTTAGAGGTCAGTAAATAATGGATATATGTTATCTATGCCAAAAAGAACTTCATGTTTTTATGACTACACCAATATTGGAAACTCCGGATGGAAAACTCCAACAAATATGTGAAGAGTGCGCGGATAAAAATTTTCCTGGATGGGATGATGAGGAGGATGAGGAGGATGAGTAAGTGATCAAAAATGCACATATTAGGAAAATAGGTTTAAAATGAACGCAGACATACAACATATTCAATACGTACTAGAGGATAAACTTACGCAACTACCATCCATAATACACAGAGCTGAACTCCAAGATATCGAATACTGGTATTATGTGGGCAAAGACACTGCTTATCAAGAAATCCTACAGATGATTAAATCGTCACAAAAGCATTCTGAGTAGCCGTTGTAATCGTTGAGCCACTAAGATTAAAGAGAATATATCCTCTGTTAATAGTCCCTGCTCCAGTAATCACGTTCGCAGTTGTTCCCGAAACAGTACAATGGATCACATTTAAAGTTGAGGATATTGTTATTGCTGCTACTGCACTAGGGCCACCAATGGTACAAAAAGATGCACTGTGACTATTTGAACCGCCAATAGTCAAAGAAGTAGCGGTTGATGTTATTAGACTATATGATAAACCCATTGTAGACGTTCCGGACGTTGTTATAGGTGTGTGTAGACTGCTGTAAGTTACGGATAAATCGCAATTTGTTACCGTATTTGCCTTAGTGGAACCACCCGTATTGAACAATCTGCAAAATCTAATAGCTAGGAGATTGCCACCTGTTAAAGTGAAATAGTTGATTCCTGCCCCGCCTGTATCACCTTTGCAACGGTCTATATTCACCGTTCCTGAAGTCGATGAATTAGCAAAAAAGTCAAAATTATTGGCATCCAAAAAGCATCCAAGAAGATTAACAATAGAATTTGCCGTACCTGTTACTTGTAATGCGTAGTCACCATTTGTTCTGAGATTTATACCTGAGATTGTGACGCTACCAGCGGACGAATAGGACAACTTTCCTATGATTGTGACTTGTGGGTTTAATGATTCACCAAGAAAAGAACAAATATTTATCCCAGGAGTCAATGTTATATTTTCTGTATATGTTCCAGGCTGTACAAAAACGGTCTGTGGAGCACCTGCTAAAACAGCAGCGGCATAAGCTGAGGCAATGGTCGTATAGTTAGCACCATCTGCTGAACCTCCTGCGCTGACTATATATCTAGATACATGCAAGTCTGCATCCACTGGATCAGATAAGCTAACCATACCACTAGTTGGATCAACGGTAAAATGAGCGTTGTTAAATGATGCTATACCTGCGTCATTTGAGTCTAAAGGTGTAGCTGGCACAGCTGTAGCAAGCTGTATATCCCATTGTTCGGTATTAGCTCCCCCAGTTTGGACAAAGAGAGGCTTAGAATGAGTTCCATTGCCTACGACATTTCCTGTGAGATCAATATTTCCAAGTACATCTGGATTTGTTACAACGCCATCATCACCTGTTACAGAAACCACGGTCCCAACATTACCACCAGAAATGAGCACCCAATAAGCCACATTGGCGACAATTTTGCTTAAAAGCCAAAGTTCCCCCTCAACACCAGTTGTTGGGTTTGCACCTACTTGCCAACCACAAAAAGGAACATAGTATTTTCCTGTTTCTGGCTGGAAAACATCCGTTGATAGAGGTTGTCTTTTTCTTGTAACTACGTTTGCAAGATAGACATTGGGTCCTTTGTATTTTACAGGGAATAGAGGGCTAACCATTAATTGTTACCTCTTGTAACTGCTTCAGATTCTCTTTGTGTGCGATTTTTATATTGTGGGTGTGAAAAAATTAATTCTGCCAGCTCGTCTTTATCCGTAGGTATAGACTTGACACCGGAAGCAGCTAACTTTGGTTCCCACTCTTTTTTTAGACGTTCAAAACAGCGTTCATATTTATGCATCAAAATATATTGTAGACGCCTACACATATCTTGGTCAAATTCTTCACTCAAAATATCGTTTTTTATAACTTTTTTCTGCGTTTCTGATAATTTAAATAGCTCCACATCATTTACTGAAACTTTCATCTAGCACTCCAAATTAGCATAAATATATGTTGTAACACCTATGTCAACAACTTTTGTACTTCCTGATACGGTCACTGTATATGTGAGCGTATCTCCTACATCCATATCGGCCATTGTAGAAGTATCAATTCTACAATCATTGGAAGCGTCGCGTACGGCACCCCAGCTTAATACAGATGAATAACTACGGTTTGATGTGACTAACGTACGACTTCCGCCAGTGTGGGAGGCTGTTAAACCTCTCAATCCGACAATCATACCTATATGATATCTACCTGTCACTGGTGCTGTAAACGTTGACGTCGCAAAATCACTATTTTGGTCATAAATTTCAGTAATTGCATTTCCTGATCCAAGAGTAAAAGCAGTTCCATCTCCTGTGGCATTATCATCTTGTACGCTTAACACACCTAAAAAAGATGGCTGGCTTGGATTTGTCATTTCTCCAGCATCAGAAATTAACATTGTTGAAGTCTGTACGCCTTTTACACCACCATCACCTCTTACAACTGCATTGTCAGTAAGGTTGGCAGAAGATGAAACATCCCCTGCTCCTGCGGGAGTTCCCCATGTACCGTCACCGCGCCAAAACGTAGTAGCGCTAGCTGATGTGCCGCTGTTTAAATTTGCAACTGGGAGATTTCCTGTGACTTCAGACGCTAAATTTACTTTCGGGAATTTATATGACATTAATTACCTTTAGATATGTTTCCATGATTTACCATATTTTATGTTATAGATAGCCATATTGTGTACTTTATATTTTTTTGCTATACGTGTACAAGGTATTCCAAGTGATATCATTTTTTTTATTTCTTTCGCATCGTCATTTTTAAGTTTAGATATATAATGATTTTCACACTTAGATGACCTGCCTTTTTTCTGCTTATCTAATTGGTTTTCATATTTAGTACAAATCCATAAATGTTCTGGATTAGTACATGTTGGGTTATCGCAAGAATGGCAAACACAAAAACCTTTTGGGATCTCTCCTTTGAAAATTTCATAAGAAACTCTGTGGCCTTTAACTTTAGTATGCCCAGCAAATATCATAGGATAACCATTTTTATCTAAACTTGCAGACCATCCCCAGCAACCATCTTTTTTTATAACTTTTGAGTTGAAAAATTTTTCTATTCTCCTTTTTTTTTGGTCAACTGTAGCACTTTTCCAAAAAACACGGTTTTTATTTCCTACAACACCAAATATTGAATTTCTGCATTTTTTACTACAATATTGTGCATCTGGTTGCGAATCATGTCTTAGCCATTCAAAATTTTTACCACAAACAACACAATTAGATTCACCTTTTTTACATGACATTCTTACCTCCTTTATACAGGAAAAGTATATGACACTGTAAATAATTACACCAATAGATTCTTCACCACTATAATAGGCTCCATTGAGATCCAGAATACACAAGTGTAGCCGATCCATAATTAACATTAATTGTAGCTGATGCAGCCCCATCAATATTTCCTGCTGCTGGGGTGATTGTGATATTATTTGCTGCCGCAGATCCAACGCTGTCTTTGATTATATACAATGTACCGGTAACTGGTGCTGCGATCAAATTTATCGTTCTTGCTGCTGACGTATCGACGAGTATTAAATGATCGCTGATAAGAGTGGTGTATGGATATGCTCCTGGTGTAGTGGTATCTATAACTCGGCCGCTATTCGTAATCAGCGCACCAGCTACATAGCAATGGGTTTGCGTCCCACCAAGGCGCGTAACATTGCTTTCACCAAGTGTGCCTGTTATATTGTAACCAAGCAACAAATTGTTTGTTTCGTTTGTTGTGTAACTTGAACCGGTACTATATCCAAGACAAGTGTTGTTTGATCCACCATTTAAATTTCTTAAGCTATTATATCCGCAACACGTGTTATTATCACCAGTACCATTATCTTGCAAAGAAGACCAGCCGACAGCTGTGGTTCCTGTGCCAGTAACATTGTAGCATGATAGGTAGCCGATCGCCACATTTCCGTTCGTTGTGGAATTCGTCAAGGTAGCAAAACCAACTGCAGTATTTTGACTGCCTGTTGCTCTTTCCATAGATTGTGTGCCTATGGCACAATTATTGCTACCTGATACACAATTGGTAAGGGAAAGCCAGCCAAATGCTGCATTTAAATTTCCACCTGACAAGTTTTGTAGAGAGGATCTTCCCATTGCAGTATTCCATCCGCCTGCACCCACAGTTAAAAGTGATTGTAAACCAAATCCAGTGTTATTTATTCCCGTTATAGTAGCATTTCCGGAAGATTGTCCAAACAATGTGTTTGCTGTAATTGGATCGGATACACTTAAGGTAGATGTGGTCCCTGAATTGGTAAATTTAACGGTAGATCCGCATGTATTTGCAGCGTTGTTGGCATAAATAGTGACCGCAGCGCCTGTAATACTTCCAGAGTCACCGTTAATTGTAGTGATGCCAGATCCACCACCTACTAAAGATACAAAACCATTAGCGTCTACAGAGAAATCAGCTGAATCAAATGCCGCAAGTCCAACCGCTGTTAAGTCAGTAGCTGCAACAGCATCGGCAACTTGCACGTTAACTGTTACAGTGTTTCCAGAACCTACAGTTTCAATTGGTATGCCACTATTTGCAACAACAGCACCAAATATTTCAAGCTCATTTGAAATTGGTATTGCATCACCATTATCTGTGATAAATGTGGTGGGTATTTGAGGGTTGCTTGAGACTGGGTTTAAATCACCTGATTGGCTCATTACTCCCCTTCTGCTAATTTATAGCGTTTAAATAAGTTTTCGTGCTTTTCCAAATATTTTTTTTGTATATGCATTTCTTTTTTTAAGATTGCATTTTCTTCGTGCAAAGATCTTAAAATTTGCTTGTTTTCATCAATTTTAGCGTTTAGATTTTGATTGATTAACTGTAGTTGTGATGGTAGATTTATATCTTGTACAATTTTTTCAAGCTTTTGTATGAAACTTTTTTCAAGACGAGCAATTTGATTGTTAAAATTAGTCTCTAACTCCTGAAAATGTTCACCCACAGCCAAAAAAAGTTGTGCCATTTGTGTGATATGTGCACTTAAATTTTCTTTATTTTTTGCGACATCTACAAAAAGTTTTGCCAATTCGTCAATTTTTTCATTAATATTAGCAATAATAGGTTGTAAATCATTTATTTTTGAGTTTAGTTCCTGTTTAGATACTTCAACATATTCTGAAAGATCACCAAACTGGTTAGCAACAAACGTAAATTCTGAGGTATGTAGATTTTTACATTTTGTTATTTCACAATCAAGATATTCAATTGCTTTTTTTACTTCATTGAGAGAGTTATTGCTTTGCGCAATGCTCTTGTTATGATTTATGATTTCTTGCTTTACAGTTTCCTCAAAGCGCGCGATCATGTCATTTCGTTTTAACATTATCTAATATTCTCTATGTAAACGGCACCTGAAACAGGAGCAGTGATTTGTTTCACGTAAAATTGAGTTCCGATAGGAATAACATAACTGTCATCTCTTCCAGGATTGACATTTGATTGAATATCCCACAGCTTAAAAGATCCAGCTTTAACAAAGATTTTATCCACTGATGTGTCATCTGTGAAAAATAAATCTCCCTGTGTGTTATTGGTAAAACATACTCCACGAGCTGTATGCTCTAATGGTAATCCAACAGCTGCGTAGCTTCCGGAAATACCTCCGAAAGCTAATGATCTTATTTCATCAAAAAATGCTCTAGCAACAACCACTGCCATGATAACTCTCTTCTTCCTTCTCGGATAATTTTTTATATTTTTCGCATATTTCAAGCTCTTCTTTTTGAGCCTGTACAATTCTTTCGACTACATATCCTTTAGCTTCCATAAGGCAGTCATGTAAGACACCTGCAGGAGTGTCAGAGTCAAATATTATGTTAACTTTTTTGTTTTCTTTAACAAATTCAAACATGGTGGCTTGCTTAATCATCGGAGTTCCTTTAAGTTTTCGGCCAAAACGGCTTGTTTTCTTGTTGTCGCATTTTTTGAATGCGTAGCCCTTTTTAGCTTACTTGAAGGTATATTTTCACCTTTTTTTACACCAAGTTTTTTTCTTAAAGATCCGGGGTTTTTTATAGCCCCGGAAATCCAATTTTTTGCCATATTAGGTTTGACCTACGATAAAGTATGCAAAGCTAGAAACATCACCTGTCTGTGTCGATCCAGGAGTGCCAAGAATTAAGCTTGTTACGGTAAAGCTAGCACCTGCACTTATGGTATAGCTAATCTCTCCAAGTGTTGTGGAAGCGTTTGCCGCTGTTCTTTGGATAAAGATTCTATCTGTTGCTGCTATGTTTGTGTTTGCTATGGTTACAGTACCAGCAACCAATGTTCCAGTACCTATAAAGTCTGTAGCAGCTCCACCATTATAGCTAATTTTAGTCGCAACAGAAGTTAAGTTAACATTACCAGTTAGATTGACGCCACCAGAACCAGCTTGAATTGTTGTTGTAGATGTTGTGTTGGTTGACCCGATCGTGACTGTGTTAGCTCCAGCTCCGTTTGCAATTGTGACTGTTTTGCCACCAGTTGAACCAGCAATATTTATTGCCTGAGAACCTGTACCGCCTGCAATAGTAATAGTGCCAGTGTGAGCGCCAGTACCACCAATATTTATAGTCCCTGTTGTCATGGCAGCACCTAAAGAATAGGAACCACCTGTTTGAGTATTGGCAACAGCTATAACGTTAGCACCAGTACCACCTATAGAGATCGTTTTGACAACTGCCGCACCAGTACCAATGTTAATTGTTGTCGCTGCTGCATCAGATGAGAGAGAAATAGCACCGGTACCGGTATTTATCGTTAATGTGCCGTTTACAGATGTAAAGCTAGAAGCACCAGTTCCAGCGTTGAGCACAAGAGCTGTTGCACCAGTAGCATTGCCTATATTAATTGTTTTTGCTATAGATGTACCAATGTTAATTGCGCCAGTACCGGAGTTTATAACGACTGCGGAGGCTCCTGTTTGGTTGCCTACAGTTACAGTTTGCGCAATAGCGTTAGCGCCTATAGATGTTCCACCTGTACCGCCTACAATGGCAACTTGTGAAGCACCTGTTGCACTTCCTACAGTAACAGTTCTTACTCCAGCTGTACCAACATTGATATTTTGCGAAACAGCGTCATTACCGATGCCTATAACACCAGCTGATGAGTTTAATTCTAGAACCCCAGCTGAATCGATTAAAACAGTGTCTGCTGAATTGATAACAACATCACCAGCACCTGTTGTATTGACAGCAAACCCAGCTGTACCAGTATTTATGGTAACACCAGTTGCGCCAGTTACGTTTCCCAGGGTCAATGCACGTGCGCCAGCCCCAGTTCCTATATTAACTGCGCCTGTAGACGCATCAGAAGCTAGGTTTAATGCTGTTGCGCCAGTTGTAATAGTAGCAGATCCGCTAAGAGTCGCCAATCCTGTTGCGCCAAGAGTAGTAAAAGATCCTGCTGCTGGAGTTGTTCCACCAATTGCTGGAGGTGCTGCTAGTCTTCCCGTCAATTTTAAAGGAGTTACAATTCTATTATCATCTGTACCTGTATTAGTTTCAGCTTGCGTTGCTAATTCAGCTATACCAGGTAAAACTTCAGATGCCAAGGGAGCGCCTGCAATTGCAACTAGACCTACTGTATAAGGAGTCATAGCAACCGTATCAAGTACGCCAGCCACTGCTTCAGCATCTGTGGCAATTCTAATTTTACCTTTGATTGCATCGGTTGCATCGGGAATCAGTATATCACCTGCTGCATCTAATGTCATAGGCGATATAATAAGGTCGTCTCTATCTCCTGCATCTGCCTCAGCAATAGTTGCAAAACGTGCTTGTCCTGCACTTGTTGATGTAGCTTTTGGTCCTGTATATCCTGTTGGATTCTGAAATTTTGGCATAAATTACCTTCTTGTTTAACTAAATTCAGAGTCGCTTTAAATTTGCAAAAAAGCAAATAAATTCGTTTGTTAAAATGAGAATTATATGTTAAAATATAGGTATGCTAATATGGAGATATGTTTATATGGACACCAACTCACGTACTACAGTAATACTTCCTAAAAAGCTAAAAAAAGAAATGCAACTTATGTGTGTAATGACAGATAGACGACCGAGTGATTTTATCCGCATCGCTATTCAAGACAAAATTAAAGAGTTAAAAGAGAAAAGAAATGACACCGCTAGAATGGAATGATTATAAGCAAATTCGTAAGATACTTGACCTTTGCGAAGAAACACAAGAATGGAATGGCCCAATAGATTTTACAGCTATTGCAGAATCAGTGACTCCTTATTTAAGGATTTTAAAAGCTGAAATTGGCGATCGTCTTATACTTGAAAAAATTAGAGAAGAAGGCATTGACACATAAGTGATCGTCAAAGAAGCATTAAAATCAAAATTATGGCGCCTAAATCATTTATATCGCATCGTAGATAAAGAAGGTAATTCTATCCCTTTTAAGCTTAATGCAGTACAAGCACAAGTACTTGCAATTGAGCATAAGCGTAAAATTATTTTAAAAGCAAGACAGCTAGGAATGTCAACCTTTGCCGTTTTAGATCTAGTCGATGATGCTATTTTTACGGAGAATTTATCATGCGGTATTGTGAGCTACTCACTTGAGCATGCGCAGCATATCTTTAAAAAGATTATCGGTCATGCGTTGGATACCCTACCAGTTCCGATACGCCCTTATGTCGGTATCACTGCTCGCTCTGCACGAGAGATTTCCTTTAGCAATGGGTCCTCAATACGAGTCGACACGACCCTTAGGGGTGGATCATATCAAAACGTTCTTGTCTCAGAATTCGGAAAAACATGCGCTCGCTCACCCCAGAAAGCGGAGGAGATCGTTACGGGAACTTTGCAGGCAGTAGGTGTTCAAGGTAAACTGATAATAGAAAGCACAGGAGAAGGCAGCGATGGCTATTTTGTAGACATGGTTTTAAGTGCTGAACTGCACAAAAACCATGATTTAACTCCATTAGACTATTACCTATGTTTTTGTCCTTGGTTCCAGGAAGAGCATTACAGGCTTGAGGGAAAGGTAGATTTAAACACAAAAATGTCTGATTATTTTAAGAAGCTTGAAAAAGAATTCTCCATCAAACTTGATGATCAACAAAAGAAATGGTACGTTTTGCAGGAGAAAGTACTAGGAGATAAGCTAAAGCAAGAATATCCAAGCACAATACAAGAAGCCTTCCTATCAAAATCTGATGCATACTATTTTGCTGAAGGCATTCAAAAAGCAAATGAAGAAAAACGTTGCTTATTTGCAAATATTTATGATTCACTTTCGCCTTTGTATGTTGCAATGGATATTGGTTTAAATGACCTTACCGTTATAGTATTTTTTCAGATATGCCATGGTGAAATACGAATCGTTGATTACTACGAGGATAAAAATAAGGATGTGGACTTCTATGCAAAGTTCTTGCTTCAGGATAAACCTTATCTCTATCATACGATTTTCTTACCTCACGATAGCACTAAGCGAGATCCGCTGGATATACAGAATTCCTACGAGAGAGATTTCCGTCGTTTATTTTCCGGAACCAATACGAAATTTTATGTCTTACCACGCCAGGACAAACAACAAAGCATCTCATACGCTAAAGTCAAACTTAGTCGCTGTGTATTTAACTTGGCTAAAGTTAAACCACTGGTTGATCAGTTATGCAAATATAGAAAAAAATGGGTTGAGCAAATCGGTGCGTACATCGAGGATCCCTACCATAATACCGCAAGTCACTATTCAGACGCCTTTATGTACGCAATGCAGGCCGTAGGACATATCGAAGCTGCCGGTGGAAAAGGCGATGCCCTTGCAAAACATAAAGCTGCCACAGAAGCTCGGTATAAAAGAGTCATTTAGATATGTAAAAGCATATCACCATATAAAAACACCATCTTTTTATAAAAACAAATATAATACTTTGACATGTCATCTTAGGAATAAATAATATGAAATTTATTTGAGGTGAGATGTATACTGACTGCGAAATTAGAGGCGAGTTTCAAGAAAACTACCGCTACGCTAGTGATTTCTGGGCACCCTATTTCAAAGATGCACAGGTTTACACATTAGCAGCGTCTGGATATACATGGTCTGATGAAGAGCGCAAGGCCCTTATCAAAGAAGGTCGTGAACCCCTAGAATTTAATATTATTCGTCGCCCCCTTCAGTTTTTCTCTGGCTATTTACGTGATAACATCAATGAGATTGTATATGGTCCAGTTGAAGGATCAGATCAAAAAACTGCTGATCAATTTACTAAGCTTGGTTACTACATTTGGGATAAAGGACAAGGTTTCCCTATTTTCTTAGATGCCTGCGATGAGATGTTTAAATCTGGAATGTCTCTTTGCGGTATCCAAATGGACTACTCAAAAGATTTTATCAATGGCGATATATCTTTTTTTAAGCGCACATATAATTCATTTGTTCTTGATCCAACATTTGAGAATATCTCTCTTAATGATTGCTCTTTTGCCATCACAAGAGATCTAGTCGATAAAAATGTTGCTAAGCAGTTGCTCCCATTTATTGATCCAAAAGAGATTGATGATTTGCAAATGTCGTATCGTGACGACAAATTTATGCAATATCACCCAGAATTTACGACATTCTCGCGCAAGCGCAATCTGCTAGCTTATGATCAATACTATAAGCGCACATCGCGAAAGCGTAAGATGCTTGTTGATCTTAATAACTCACATTACAGAGATATCACGGATCTAGACAAAGATGAACTTGATCGACTTAAATTAGGTCTATCTAGAATAGAAAGGCTTAAATATTCAGGCGAAGGCATTGATTCTGAAAATCTGCCTAATGTAGAGATCATGAATGTCGATCGTCCATATATTGAGTTGCATATACTTCTTAATGGCATCCCTTTTTATTGTGGTGAGGACAAAACAGGTGTCGTAGAGACTTACCCTTTTGTTCCAATCTTAGGATACTTTGAGCCGTCGATATGGATGCCATCGCAAAGAGTTCAAGGAATTGCTTCGTGCAACTGGTCTATG